ACGTATGGCTATGCATATCGCTACGTGGGACGATGAGCTGCAAGATGCTGTAAACAGTAATGTAGGCGGGCATTTTGAAGACGAAGCTGAGGCTCCTCTTCCAATTGCTATTCTCTAAGCAATATCTGATAAATACTGCATAAGAGGCTTACCAATGATTAACTACGAAAAAGTTGCGGAAAAGATATTTGCGATCATTAAGGGTCAAAACCACGATGTCGTTATGTTTACAAATGACGGCGCAGAGACTTCGGATCCTGCAGAGGCACGCCGCTTCTTCATTCGAGAACCAAACTACATGGTTACGCTCGATGAAGAAAACAAGGACGTTAAGATCAATAAGAACAAGAATATTCCGCTTGAGGCTTTTCAGGGGTTAGCAGAACAGCTAAAAAAGCTAGCACAAACTTATATGCTGAATACACAGATTAGAGTATTCGGTCAAGAGATTAAGCCTAAAGATTATGCATACCAAGCTAAGAGATACAAGGATAAAGATACTATGAGCAACGTTCTTGAGGCAGAAGTGCCGGTTTGGTTAGTAAATGTTCCTGCAAATATTTACGCAGGAAAATATTATGATTTTCGAACGGTAAGAGTTAAAGTACCGATGTCTATTGCAGCTACAGAACAAGATGCAATTGACTGGGTTAATAATAATAAGGAGGAAGTTTTGAGGGGTATTGACAGTAAGCGAGCCTACGGCGGAAAACGTTATGTAGCAAGCCCTGTAGAAAAGAATGTATTCTTCAAAAACGATTATCACGTTATGCCATCAAAAGTATTAGTAAGTGAAGCATCGCTATCGCGACCATACGGCAGCAAGAAGACAAGCTACCAGACGCTAGAGTCTGTTAAGGTTATCGTACGTCACCGTAAGCCAGTAGATGAAGAAGTACGTGGTTCACGCAGCAGAGCAATCAAAGCAATCTTTATCGAGCGTGCTGGCGAACGTTTCCGTTTCCCTCACAACTATCTAACAGGTGCTCGCGCAATGGCACGACACATGAATGAAGGCGGTGAGATGACGGATACTGTTGGTCAGTATATTATTGAGAAAACAGGCAATCTACTAAAGCTAAAAGAATTTTATCAATACGTTACAAGAAACAAACTAATCAACGAAGCAAGCGAAGACATTATCAGCATTGTAAAAGAGAACGCACTAACAATTAAAAATGAGCTACATCGTTTACAAGGTTTAAAGACTTATGGTTCAGTAAAGGAACGTATCGAAGCACAGCAAGCCAATGTAATTGAGGAAGCGGGTGCGGACGATCTCAAGGAACTGTTTACCGTCAAGAAGTTTGATGAGGGTATCGGAGAGATTCTCCCTCTCGTAAATAGATTAGTGAGTGAAAAGAAGGCATGGAGAGCAAGCATACAGGAAGCAAGCGGTAAACCATTTACGGTCGTTCGCACCCAAGACCTACAAGAAGAAGACGTAATGATTGTAGGCGATCCAATGCAGCGTGTTGGATACAAGCTACAAGGCTTAGTGAAGCGTGTAGCCGAAGAAAGTGATCTATCTCGTTTCGTAGGTTATGTAGCAGGCAAGCTGGTAGAGGGATCTACATTAAATGCTTTTGAAAAGGGCATTGTAAAGAACGTTCTCGGCAACGTACAAATTGTAGAAACAGACGAGTACAATAAGCCGTTTGAATGGAAATATCCAGACAAACCCGAAGGCGTATTAAAGCTCAGTAAAGGACAACTAGCAGACATGCGTAAGTCTGCCAAGGATCACAACGCACGTCTAGATAAGTCATACAAGAAGAAGGTCAAGGAAGAAACCGAAGACGACGATGACGACGACGGCACGGGTGGAAAGTTCCGTGACGAATGGGGTCGTGATACCGAAGAGCAAGACGAGTGGAAGAAGAACATAACAGGTAAAAAGAATAAGAAGGTTGATGAAGCATATGATGCGAAGCGCGAAGTCGATGCGTACAATGCTTCCCACGAGGAAGAAGTTGAGCGTAAGAAGAACCGTGACCGCTTAAATCCTCCGGGCGAGAAGCGTAAGCCAGATCAACACCAAATGAACGTCGATCACGACAAGTGGATGATGGGCGAAGAAATCGGCAACGATGTTCCACCAGAAATTCTACAGAAGGCACAGCAGGTTTCAAAAGAGCATCGTTGTGTGCAGCACGTTGAAAGAACCGAAGACGGTGGCTACAGAATTAGTGACTGGTATGACTGTGACAACACGGTTGCATCTTACGAGAACGGCAGACTAAAAGAGAGCGTTATTGATAAGATGACAGAGAGCTTTAACGAGAAGCTCAGTGAATTTGTAGACTTGAAAAAGCTATTCTAATTTCGGGCATTTTCAATAAGCACTTGACTAAATAAGATTGAGCAGCTATACTTTATAACATACTGTATATGCTGCTCGACAACCTTAACCGAACTAATGCGATCGGGGCAGGCATAAAAGGTATAGCATTTAGGAAACAATTATAATATTCATATAAGGAGAATATAATCATGGCTACATTAGATGACATCCGTAAAAAGTTAAAGGAAATGGAATCCCGCAAAGGCGGGCAGACAAGAAATTCCGACGAACCCTCCCTCACATATCCGTTCTGGAATATCCCAGCTGAGAAGGGTGCTACCGTAAGATTCCTACCAGACAAGGACTCCACTAACAGCTTCTTCTGGCGCGAGCGTCAGATCATCAACCTAACCTTTCCAGGTATTAAGGGACACGATGAACACAAGCCTGTTACAGTGAAGGTTCCTTGCGTTGAGATGTGGGGCGACACTTGCCCTATTCTGAAAGAGACACGCCCTTGGTGGAATGATCCTTCGCTTGTTGAGACAGCAAGAAAGTACTGGAAGAAGCGTTCGTATATGTTCCAGGCGCTGATCACAGAAGATCCGCTGAACGAAAAGCCGCTGGAGAATCCAATTCGTCGTTTGATCATTGGCCCACAGATTTTCAATATCATCAAGGCAGCATTGCTTGATCCAGATATGGAAAACATGCCAACCGACTACGTGAATGGAACAAACTTCACAATCCTGCGTACAAAGAAGGGCGAGTATAACGACTTCAGCACTTCCAAGTATGCTCGTAAGGAGACGGCACTAACCGAAGAGCAACTCGAAGCAATCGAGAAGCACGGTCTGTTTAATCTGAATGATTGGCTACCAGCTCGTCCAGATGCACAGGCTATGAACTCGATTCAGGAGATGTTCGAGGCATCGGTCAATGGCGACCTATACGATCCAGATCGTTGGGCATCGCACTATCGTCCATACGGCTTTGAATTTGCTGGTGCCGCTCGCACAGAGGGTACAGCAGTAGAAGCCGATGCTGACGACCATGTAGCGACACCTGCGGTCAAGGTCTCCGCACCTGCTCCGAAGCCAGCCGTAACAACTACGGAAGAGCCGAAGAAGGATGTGAACGACATCCTTGCGAAGATTCGCAACAGGGCAACTCAATAACATTGAGTAGTGGGGCGGCAGCAATGTCGCCCCACACCACTACCAAGTAGGAGAATAATAAATGGTAAAGGCATTCGATCCTTCCAAGTTTAGGAAGGGCATTACTAAGAGCATTTCCGGCATCAGCGCCGGCTTCCATGACCCGAAGACATGGGTCAGCACAGGCAACTATTGTCTCAACTATCTAATCTCTGGCGACTTCTATAAGGGCGTTCCGCTAGGTAAGGTAACAACGTTGGCAGGCGAGTCGGGCTCGGGCAAGAGCTTTATCGCTTCCGGCAACCTTGCAAGAAACGCGCAGGAACAAGGCATTTTCGTAGTGCTTTTAGACTCGGAAAATGCGCTCGACGAAAAGTGGCTGCAAGCGGTTGGAGTGGATACGAGCGAAGATAAGCTACTGCGTATTAGCGTAAGCATGATCGATGACGTAGCAAAGATTCTGTCGGACTTCCTTAAGGAGTACAAGGACAACTATGCAGGCGTAGACGAAGAGCAGCGCCCTAAGGTGATGTTCATTGTTGACTCGCTCGGCATGTTGCTAACACCAACAGATGTTAATCAGTTTGAGGCAGGCGATATGAAGGGCGACCTCGGTCGCAAGGCTAAGTCGCTTACAGCACTTGTTCGTAATACAGTTAATCGTATTGCAGAATGGGACATTGGTTTCGTATGCACGAATCACACATATGCTTCGCAAGATATGTTCGATCCGGATGACAAGATCAGTGGTGGACAGGGATTCATTTACGCTTCATCTATCGTTATTGCTATGCGTAAGCTAAAGCTAAAGGAAGATGAGGATGGCAACAAGGTCGCAGACGTGCGCGGTATTCGCTCTGCTTGTAAGGTTATGAAGTCTCGTTACTCTAAGCCTTTCGAGAGTGTGAAGATCAACATTCCGTACGATTCAGGAATGGATCCTTACTCCGGCATGTTTGACATGCTAGAAAAGCTAGAAATCATCAGCAAGGTAGGCAATCGGTA